GTCTTGCTCGACCCGAAAGAAGCACACCTGCATCCACAACGCGCTCATCAGCCCGACTCCGGGCGGGGCGCCCCCCCAGACGTTATAGGCCGAGAGGACCTGCTGCGGATTGAAGGTGTAGAGCGGGTCAGAGAGTGTCGGGTAGTGATAGAGGTCGAGGATCCCGTGGTAATTGTAGATCGTCTCGGCCATCGGCGAGTGGTGCGGGCTGCCCGCATAGTCGGAGAACTTGTTCTCCGGGATTGCGAAGCCGCAGGCAAAGGCGAACGCGCAGATTTGAAAAATTCCCTCACCGATGGTGCTGGAATCGTTAAACAGGTAGCTCATGCCACTGAGCTGGACGTCGGCCGGGGTATTGCTCCAATTGGCGTTGGAGAGCGTCTCGGGGAGCTGCCACGGACAGTAGAGGTAGGCGCCCGGGTCGACAAACTGAGCAATCCCGACCCACGCGTTAGAGGGCATGACGCCGCCCCACTGAACATTGGAGAATGTGACGGCGATCGAGTAGGTGCCTGTTGACGCGGGCGGGATCGGGGCCCACCAGATTTCTTGCCCGACGACCTGGCCCTGATCCGTGTTCATGATTTGATAGCCGCCGGCGCGGCGTTTCCAGGTGAAGCCACCGCCAGAGACCAGAGCGACAGTCGGCGTGTCGAGCGACCCGTCATTCACATAACAGATGAACAGCAGAGCAATGCCGCCGCCGGCGAGGTTGACCGTTTGCGTAATCGTGGCGTCGTCCGGGCTGCCGCCGTTCGGCCCGCTGATGCTCAAGCCAAAGATCGAGAAGGTATCGGTGGTGCCCCCGCCTGGCCCGGTCTGCTGCGTGTAAACCGGGTTGGGTGACCGCTTGCCGGTCACCACCTCTTCGGCCTCGACCGTCAGATCGCCATTGTCGTTTTCTTCGATCGACAGCACCCGCACCGCTTCTTGGCTGAGATAGGAGTCGGCCGAGCTGCCGGTCAGCAGCACGATGTCCATCGGCTCGAGCAGCGCTTTGTCCCAGCCGATCTGAAATTTGTAGTTGTTGCGGATGTATTGTGCGCGCTGCAGGTAGAGCTGTGCCGCGACCTGCGCCGAGCCGGCACTGGCAAAGCACTTGCCCGGCAGGCTGTCGCCGATGCGCAATCCATACTGGTCGATCGCACCCTGGTCATAGACCGCGAGCACCGTCGAATTGTAGAAGTTTTGGCGGTCGAGATACTCGATCGAGAACCAGTTGAAGGCATCGGCCGGATTGGTGCGGGTGACGATGATCGGATCGTCCTGCCCGATCTCGGGATCGGCGCCGTCCTGATGCGGGTGCCACGGCAGCAAGTCTTTGTCGGTCAGCGAGTAGACCGGCACCAGGTTCGGGTTCCAGACCGCACCGTTCGCCGCGTATGCGATGTCGCCAAAGGGAATGAATTTGAGCAATTCGCCCGAGCAGACGATGGCGGTGTTGAGCAGGCGGGCGATCCCCTGAAGCCACTGCGAGGCCTTCTGCTGACCGTCCAACGACACCGAAATCAAAAGACCAAAGGCCTGGCAATAATCGCCAATGCTCGTGCCGAAGATGGTCGTGGTTAGAGTGTCGAGATTGGCGGCCGGGAACTCCGCGCCGTAACGCGGGTTGGTCAGAAAATCGGTGATGACATTGCCGGGGTTGGCGTCGAGCGGGAAATCCGAGCCGCCGGTGTTGTAAAGCAGTGCTGAGAGCTCAAAGCCGAGATTGGGGATCGCCGGTGACGGGCCGAGGTCGATCGGCGTCGCGGTGACAACGCAGGTGCCGGAATAATTGACGCTGCCGACCGGGTGGGTGATGTTCTGGCCGTCGGTGCCGATATAAAAATTCAGCTGGTTGCCGCTGCTGCCCTTGCCCGCGCCCGAGGCGGTCGACGAAAAGGCCTCGACCCCGGCATTGGCGAACACCAGGTTGCTGCTGTTAAAGGTGATCGGCCCCTGGCACAGCGCAAACGCAGCATCGACCGAAAAGTCCTGGCTCTTCTTGCCCTTGCCCTTGCCCTTGCCGCCGCCGCCCTTGCCGCTCGCCACCGTGTTGGTGCCGGCGATCGGCAGCGGCCCGACGCCCTTGCCCTTCTTGCCGCCGCCCGGCCCCATGAAATTGCCGAGCGCCACCAGGTTGATCTGCTGGCGGACTGTGCCATAGCACAAGGGCACGACCGAGCCGACTTGGCTGGTGTTGTAGCGCAACGCGTTCTGCGACTGGCGCAGCCACGCGTTGTTCTGCAGAAAGGGGGTGGTCGTGCGGAACAGGCTCATCGATCAGAACACCGAGACAAAGACCACATCGCGGCCACGCAATCGCCCCTGGTCGGCGTCGCCCAGGCACACTTCGCCGCGCTCGGCAAAGGCGTGGATCAGCAGTGGCCAGTCGACGACGATGCCGGCGTGCCAAAAGACGCGGCCGTATTTGAAAATCGCGACATCGCCAGGCTCGGGCCGTTCGACCCGATGGCCGTATTGCAAGAGCCCTTCGAGATAGGTCTCTTCCCTGCGATGCTGGAACTGGTCGGGCCGATAAAACGGGATCTCGATCTCACCGACGAGCCCGACATGGCGGTAGACGCCATAGATCAGGTGTAGGCAATCAACCCCGGCACCCTTGACGCAGGCCATGTGGTGAAACCGCGTGCCGAGCCAGGTCTTGGCTTCGTCGATGATGGCCTGGCGACGCGGGTCGAGATCAGACAAAATTCACCACTCCCCCGCCAGCCGAGCCGGTTCACTTCTTCTTGCCGGCAGCCGTCTTCGCTCTCTTTCCGGCGAACATGTTGCCGGCGGCAGCACTGCTGGTGCGATAGCGGGCGCGCAGCCCTTTGGGTCGACGCAGGACGGATTGCGCCCGGCGCCGGATGCCGGCTTTCGCGCTCATTACGAGAATGTTCCGGTGCCGATATTTTGCAGGGTCGCGGTCGTGCTGGCGGCGAGCGCCAGATAAAAATCGCGCCAGGTGTTCTGGGCAATCGTCATCGTGCCGTTCAGTGTCCACCCGGTGTTGGTGGTGATCGTCCAGACGTGGTTCGCCGAGCTCGAATTGATGACGCGCAGCCGGTACTTAACGCCGACGATCGGGTTGGGGATCGCCGCGAACAGATTGCTCGCGGTCGGCAACTGCGCATTGCTGTCGCCGCCCATCGTCCCGGTCATGTTCAAGGTGACTTCGATGATCCCGCCGGTGACATTGGCACCGGTCAGGGTCGTGCCCGCAGTGGCAGTGTTGGTGTTGTAGGCGGTGTTCGAGGTCAGCCCGCCACCGAGCCCGACATTCGGGCAGAGCAAGAAACCGATCCAGTTGCCGGCAACGAGACAGTTGCCGATGAACAGGCTGCTGGCCGGCATCGTGATCCCGGTGCCCGCGGCGAAGGTCGTGCCTTCGAGCGTGATCGTATCGGAGCCGGTGCCGAACAATTGCACCGGGTGGCTCGAGGAATTGTAGGCGATCTGCGCCAGTCCCGCGGCCGAGGCGACGAGCTTGGCGCTGTCATACGGTGCCGAGGACGCGACCGACGAGCTGATGTTGTTGAAGATCAGGGTCAGCGCCGTGGCGCTGGCCTGGCCGCCGCCACTGAACGGGGTGACCGCGGTCGCCGCCGAGTTGGTCAACAGCGCGGTCAAGGTCAGGTTGGCGAAATCCGCCGAACCGGCAGTGGCGATCAATCCGCCGGCCGAGATCTGCAGCCATACCGCAGCCGCGGTCGCCGCACTGAGGTTAATCCAGGCACGCTGCGGCGAGGCGGTGGTGTTGGTCCACAATGAGCCCGGCGCATAATCGGCGGTGTTGTCGTCGCCGGTGGTCGGATCAACCGTGGAACCGAAATTGTTGCGGCCGCCCGGCTGCACCTGGTCGAACCCCATGCCCTTCAGGTTGACCGCGTCGAATTGCGAAGTGACCGAGACCAAGAAGTTGCTGTCGACGGTATAGGTCCCGCCCGACAATACTTTGACCGATGAGCCAACCGAAAGGCCTGGCGGCGCCAGCATCATTACCATTTTGGAAACGCCTTATTTTGGAGAAGAGGGCGGCGCCGCGGCTGCAGGCGTGGGCGATGGCACGGTCGTGACGACCGTTGTTCCGTCGATATTCACGGCAATCACCGACTGACCGATAAAGCTCTTGCGAGGCGCCTGCGCCGGTGTATTCAGGATGCGTGGATTGCGGATTTCTTGGCTCAATGGGAATCCCTTTGGTTTCCGCCAGCGCTCCATCCGGTGGGCGGAGGCGCGAACTGCGTCATTCAGGGTGGAGCACCCCTAAATCGCGTTTTCCGGTGGGGGTATGTCTGGGAACCCGCCGTAGCGCAGTTGGTTCTGAAAGGTGTTTGTGCAGGTCGAGAGCGTGTGATCGCAGCCCGGCAGCAGCTTGAACTGGTCAGTGCCGGAGACGACCGGGAAGATCCACGGCTTCAGATAATAGATCGGGTAAACGGCACCGATGCTGTCAAACCACGGAAAGTCAGCAAGCTTGCCGATCGTGCGGGTGTAGCCGGCATTGGCGCCGGTGACGCCAATGATCGAGCCGTTGTCGTAGGCGGTCGTTGGGGTCGGCAAAAATCTCGTGAAGATCGTCGTCTGATCCGAGACCTCGACACCATCCGTGGTCGTTACGCAGGTGATGGTCTGCTGACCGATCCCGGTCGATGTGCCCAGCGCGTTCAAGCCATTGACCCGGTCATAGGAGCACATGCCGGTGCCGTACTCGCCAAATTTGTGCATGCAACCGGCTTGAAACAGTCGCCGCGGCATTTGCACGGTCAACAGATCGGTCAGACTGTTGACGGTGATCTTGGTCTTGGTGCGGCCGATCTCGACATCGCTGACGTGGCCATAGAACCGGCTGATCGTCCCGACCACGGTCGCCGGCGGGGTGATGTAGGCGCGCCACACCTTGCACCAGGCGCCATCAAACAGCCCCGCATGCAGTGCCGCTTGCCAGGTCAGCGTGCCGCCGAGGCCTAGTTCGTCATTTGGTCCGGCGTAAACCGTGATGTCGATGTGCGAGACATCGATGCCGATCTTTTCGGTGATCTTGGTACGCTCGAGGGGCGGCCCGAGCCCAAAGTAGTACAGCCCCTGTGACGGATCGGTATTTGGCGCCGGGGCACTCAGTGCCGTCTGATAGCTGGTATATCTGAGGATCTCGCCACCCTCGAGCGTGAAGG